GCTACACCAGCAATGCCAGATGAATGTAAAATACCAGGTGACGTAGTTGCGTCTTATCGTAAATACTATATAATGAAAAAACAAGCATTTGCTACATGGAAATCACCTGCTAAAATGCCAGAGTGGTTTGCTGAAGGAATTAAAAATGAACAAAAAAAACAAAATAGAACAGCCTAAAATTTATGAAAGAAATCCTAATACAGGAGTTATACGTTGGAGATATATAGGAGAGTCACCTGACAAATTTGGTTGGCCAAACTACGGTAGGATTTTAAATGTTAAAAGAAAAAATAGTACAAAAAGGTGATGACCTTAAAATGTTGCAAGGCCACGATAGACTTGCATATCTTATTGACATAGCAAAAGATGTACCATCATTACCAAATGAAGTAAAAACTGAAGAAAATAGAATACGTGGTTGTGCTAGTAACTTGTGGTTAATAGGTGGAACAAAAGAAGATAATACAATGATATATAAAATAGATGCTGATGCCTTTATAACAAAAGGTACAGCTAAACTAGTAACTGATCTTGTTAACAATTGTTCTAAAGATGAAGTTGCTGGTTTAACAATTGAAGATTTTTTACCTTTAGGTATAAAAGAATTATTAACAATGCAAAGACAAAATGGACTAGGTAGTCTAATACAAAGGATAGTAGAAATAGCAAATACTAAATAATAATATGAGTAAAATAGAAGAATTTATACAATTAAATATTAACTTTTTGAATGATATTCAATCTTATCATTGGCAAACAAAGTCATATTCTGAACATGAAAGCTTAGGTGAGTACTATATTAAATTTAATAAAATGCTTGACGAGTTTGTTGAAACACATCAAGGTAAAACTGGTAGAAGAATTAAATTTAGTGCTGAATTAAGACCAGGCATTTTAAATTATGCTGATGTTCAAATAGTAAAAGCTGAAGTAAAAAAACAAGCAGATAGAATTAACGAACTATCAAACAATAAAGAAGTTGTTGCTCAAATAGACTTGCAAAGTATATTAGAAGATATGCTTTTAGCAACTAATCAGTTACTATATCACCTATCATTAAATTAATGCCACTTTATACATTTGAAAATAAAAAAACTGGTAAAGAGTTTACCGAGATGATGACTATTTCTGAAATGGAAAATTATCTTTTAAAAAATAAACACATCAGACAGATTATAAATTCAGTAAATATTGTTGCAGGTGTAAGTGGTGCTAGTTATAGAACAGATAGTGGTTGGAAAGAAACATTATCAAAAGTAGCAGAAGCACACCCAATGAGTGCTTTAGCAAATGAAATGGGAACAAAGTCAACAAAACAAATCAAAACAGAGCAAGTTATGAAAAAACACAAGGCTAGACAAAGTGCAAAATCTAAATAATATAGGGGTGCAGAGCGAGCAACTGAAAAACAACGGTCGTATACCAGAGTCTAATAAGTCAATCCGCTCATTGCACCTACCTAAACAAGGAGAAAACTAATGGCAGACATACCTGATTTTATGAGGGAGTTTGATACCGATGTAGATTATGGTTTTACTCCTGTATCAAAGAAACCAGTTGAAGACACACCAGCAATAGATCCGAAGGTTGTAGAAGACTCTAATTTAGAGATTGCAAAAGTTAAAGCAGACGTAGGCGATATAAAGTCTATGATGAATGAAATTATGCAAATTGTAGCAGAGAAAGATTCTGTTAATAAAGAGATACAGGACGCTGACGTATCAGCGAGATTTAAAGAGATTGAAAAGACTATACTACCGTTTTTGTATAATCTTTCAAAAACCAACGAACCTTATATACATTGGCCTAATAGAGGACCAATTATTAAGGCACAGATGGATAAAATACTAAAACTTACAAGGGGATAATATGTTAGAAGTAAAAGCTCATCACAAAGAATTAAAACGAGCGGTGAATGAAATTGAAGATAAAAGAAAACAAGACAGATCAACTAAATTATGGTACGATATAAGAACCTTAAAGAAAATAAAACTTATAGCAAAGGATAAATTAAATGCAACTAAGCAAAAACTTTTCGCTTAAAGAACTAACTGCTTCTCAAACAGCAGATAGATATGGTATTAGTAATAATCCAAGCGAAGATCATATGGATAATTTAAAAAAACTATGTGATAATGTTCTACAAAAAGTAAGAGATCACTATGGCAAGGTAGTATCAGTATCTAGTGGGTACAGATCACCAGAGTTATGTGTGAAAATAGGATCATCAATGAAATCACAGCATGCCAAAGGGCAAGCTGCGGACTTTGAAATCTTTGGCATTGCGAATGCTGATCTAGCAAAATATATTATTGATAGTTTAGATTTTGACCAATTGATATTAGAATTTCACAATCCAGAAGAACCTAATAGCGGTTGGATTCATTGTTCGTATAAGAATGCTGAAGACAACAGAAAACAAGTATTAAGAGCGTACAGAAATGATGATGGTAAGACGGTATATGAACCGTACAATCCCAGCTGAGCGTTTGAACGTCTTAATAATGATAAAAAACTAGAGCAAGACAAGATCATAGACTTGTATATGCAAAAAGGTATATAATGAATACTCTTATATTATTAATAGATTTTGAGGGTTTTAATAAATTACAAGATCAGAATTATCTAAACAAAAGATATGTTGCTTTGATGAACATATTAAATCAAAGAAACATAAACAGAGATAAATGTATTGTAGTATTCAACCACGTTAATATTAAAACCTCTTCAGAAAAATTAAAAAATCAATGGGGAAAAATACGTGATCCTCAATTAAAACAGTTATGTCATTATGCTGAGAACGAAAAGTGGAATGTATATGACTTGACAAAAGAAACTGAATATGGTTTTAAAGATATAGATATTGAAACTTTTTTACAAATAGTGAAAGAAAAAAGACCACAATTTAAAATTGATGCTTTAGAAACTAGAATAATAATAGGTGGTACAGAAACATCAGGCTGTGTTTTAGATAACAAGAAAATAGGTGCTTTACATTGGACAAAAAGAGGTTACGATACTACAATATATTTACCATTATGTAGTGAATATTCTTCTTATGGTAATGATTGGAATGATAAACAAAAAAGTGGTTTTGCCACTTTCTGGAATACAATAAGGAAAACAGAGCCTAAAGATTATAAAACTTTAGAAATTAAGAACAATCCACTTGCTTTATATAACAAATTGCCTTATAGTTATGAAAAAATCAAACCATTATAGGCTTGACAATATTGACAAAAAGTGATATAATGATTATATAAATTATACGGAAAGGTATATTATGTTTAAACATGTTAAATTGAATGAAGAAGTATTGCCTAAAAGTTTAGGTGTGAAAGGTAAAAATCAAAATGGTATAAGATATTATACTATTGATGGTGTTAATATGCCTTCCGTTACATCAATACTAGGACAAATACCCGAAAAACAAGCAGGTCTACAGGCATGGCGAAATGCAGTTGGTGAGAAAATGGCTAACTACATATCAACGTCTGCTGTTAATAGAGGTAAAACTACCCACACTTTAATTGAAAACCATTTAAAGAACGAAGACGAGAAGTCAGTAGGTATAACTGCTGTTACACCACTAGGTCTTTTTAGAATTATTAAACCATATCTTGCTAGAATAGATAACATACATTGCCTAGAAGAATACCTATACTCAAAAGAAATAAGTGTTGCAGGTCAGGTAGATTGTATTGCTGAGTATAGGGGTAAACTATCAGTTATTGATTTTAAGACCTCCACAAAGAAAAGGGATGCCAATTACAATTATGCTAACTTTTTACAATGTTCGGCATATGCAAAAATGTATGAAGAGCTATATCCAAATCACAAAATAGAACAAACTGTTATATTAGCCACATGTGAAGATGGTTTTGTACAAGAATGGATACATACCGAAGATAAAATCAAAGAACACCAAGAGTTGTTTTACAAACACACTAAAGACTTTTTTGACAGAAATAATATAAATAGTTAATAAAGAGTCAATAGTCGAATTAATCAAAAAGGTGATTTAATATATCCTACTTGCGACCATAACAGCTAAAGGGAAATATGAAAAAGATTTTAATAGTTTTAAGTATATTATTTTCAACTGTAGTTTATGCCGAGCATGAAGAATTTAGTAATGAAGTTTATATGCAACAGGTACCTGCTTTATGTGGTACAGTAAATGCTATACAAACTTATGTTGATCACTATAAATTTAAACCATATCACTTAACACTAGGTAGAACAGGTATGGTAGAAGATGGTGAACCAGTTTATATGATAACTTATATGGTAAATGAAGATAATACACAATCAATTGCTGTATTAGATATACCAAGTGGACTTGAAAGATGTATTTTATTTCATACATTTGATTTAGTAGTGCCACAAATGAATTAAACGTTGAAGGTAAGAGAATACCTGGAGAAGACGTGGCTGCAATGCCACCCACTCCACCATTTAAACAATGAAATTTAAGGGGTGGAACTAGGATCGATTCACAGTTAAAACTTACTGGAGTTTAGTCGCTGACAACGTAAAGTCATCTTATAAATGCTAACAATTTAGCGATGGCAGCTTAATACTGCTAAACGGTTTGCCTGTACCGAGTAACAGAAACAGGCTTGACAAAATCATTCACAAATGATATAATAAATGTATGAATTTAATGAATAGTAAAAAGTTTGGTTTAATCATAGAAGATATGGTTAAGAAACAAAGAATACCTTATATGGATGCAGTTATCAAATACTGTGAAGATAATGATATTGACTTATCATCTGTAGGTCCACTTATAAACAAATCACTTAAAGAAAAAATAAAAGAAGAGGCACAAAAACTGAACATGGTTGAAAAATCAAGTACCGCAGTTTTACCTATATGAACAGTTATGAAGCTTATACATTATATTTGGCTATTAAACTACACTTCACTTCCTCTAATTATGATTTTTACAAACACAATGCCAAAGTTAATGCAACATTTAATACATTTTTAAAACGTAATGACAGGTTCTTTTTTCATAAACTTACAACTAAATATACAAAGGAAGAAATGCTAGACTATTTTGTATCTAATTTCTTTCACAATTCAAAAACATGGATAGGTAATCTAGTTAGAGCAGATGGAGAAACAACTTATAACAAGTGGAAAAAATATAATCAATCTTTTACGTACAATTTTAGAGGGGATTGTGTATTACTTTCTAATGTCATTAATGATAATAGGATTCGGTTTGATGATTTGTTTCGTGTACATAGTGGGCAACATCCACGATTGCTACGCTTACTTCTATCTGAAAAAATATCAGTACAGACAATCATCATCTTGGATAAAGTTTTATCATTTGTCAAAAGATGGGACAAAGAGATTGCTGAAACAGTTATCTGGCCTGAAAAATCGTTTAAAATAAAGAAATTATCACCTTTTATTAAGTTTAACCTTACTAAATGTAAGTTTATAATGAAAGAGGTGTTTGTGTGAGTGATGACTATGTACCTACGCCGTGCATAAACATATGTACGATTGACCAAGATAGTGGTTATTGCATGGGTTGTAGTAGAACACCAGATGAAATAGATAAATGGGGTAGGCCTGAAACAACTAAAGAATGGAAAGAAAACAATCTGAAGGAGTTGGATGGAAGAACGTAAACTAACAGAGCAAGAAGTAAGAGAAGAATACAGATCACAACGTAAGGACAGAGTCTTTGCTGCATGTTGGCCTGCTAATAATGATAGTTTTTACGAGTGGTGTTCTCAATATGTAGATTACAAACATATAACAAAAAATAAAAAGAAATGAGCGATGTATTTGAAAGTGTAATAGATGTAGGTAGTGGTTTTATATTGGCCATACTAATACAGATGTTTATATTTCCATTGTTTGATTTACACCCTAGTATATTTGATAGTATGGGTATCGCATTGATATTTACAGTAGTGTCAATGACTAGATCAGCATTATGGCGAAGATATTTTAGAAAGAGAAGACCATGACAATTGAACCAATTAGAAGAGCATTTATTATAGGCAATGGCGAGTCACGTAAGGACTTTGACTTGACAACATTAAAAAAGCATGGTAAGATATATGCTTGTAACGCTTACTATAGAGATAATCCTTTACCAGATGTATTGATTGCTGTTGACAGCACAATGACACACGAAATATATCACAAGGGTGTTGCTCATAAGATACCTTGTTACTTTAGAGAGTGGACTAAATGTCCTAACTTCATGTATGATACAATGGTGCTAGGCATGTTACATACACAAGACAAAGACAAGGCAGATAGTTTTATAACGAACAAAGGCCCAACTAATTACTATGTTATGAATGCCCATACAATAAAAGGCAACGCAACAATAAGAAAAGAAGACGGTACGAAGTATAAGAAAGATATTGACAATACCCACATTTATGTGTCTTGGATCACAGATGGCGATAAGACACAAGAATGGGAAGACCCAGGATATCATGCTGGTGCAACAGCAGGTTATATTGCTTGCAAGTATGATACAATAGACGAAGTGTATATGATAGGTATGGATTTGAGATCGGATACAAAAATGTTCAATAACATTTACAAAGGCACTAAAAACTACTCATCAGCACATTATGAACCTAGTCCTACAGGTGTATGGGAAGCAGAGTGGTTACGAGTATTGAAAGACAACCCTAAAGTGTCATTTTATAAGGTAAACAAGGCAGATGATGACAATACAACTAATCAAAAACTACTAGGAAACGAGAAGAATTTAACATATATTACTCAAGCACAGCTGCTTGACAATATCAGTAAATGGTGATACAATATTATAATGGTTGAGTATGTTGCCAGTATAAATAATAGTAATACTTACATTAATACAAATACGTACAACAATATATACAAGGAGAAAATACAATGTCAAGTGCATTAGAAGCCCTAAAAAAGTCAAAGTCAAATTTTGACGTACTAACGAAGAAGTTAGAAAACACAATAGAACAACCCGAAAAGAAAAACAAGTACCAAGACGACAGGTTATGGAAACCTGAACTAGATAAGTCTGGCAATGGTTACGCAGTATTAAGATTCTTACCTGCTGTAGAAGGCGAAGATATGCCTTGGCAGAGAGTCTGGAACCATGCGTTTCAAGGACCAGGTGGTCAATGGTATATTGAAAACTCTTTAACTACACTAAACAAAAAGGATCCTGTTAGTGAAGAAAACACAAGGTTGTGGAATACAGGCATAGAAGCCGATAAAGAAATTGCTAGAAAGAGAAAAAGAAAGTTATCTTACTATTCTAATATCTTTGTAGTATCTGATCCTAAACATCCAGAGAATGAAGGCAAGGTGTTCTTGTTTAAATTCGGTAAGAAAATCTTTGATAAGATTACTGAAGCAATGAACCCAGCATTTGAAGATGAAAAGGCTGTTAACCCATTTGATTTTTGGGAAGGTGCAAACTTTAAACTAAAAATCAGAAAGGTAGATGGCTACTGGAATTATGATAAATCAGAATTTGAGCCAGTCAGTAAATTAAAAGATACTGATGATGAGATTAACAAGATTTGGCAATCTCAACACGCTCTAAAGCCCTTCATTGATCCAAGTAACTTTAAGTCTTATGACGAACTCAAAGAGAAACTGAATAAGACACTTACTGGACAAAGAAGTACCGAGTCAGTAGAAGATATTGATCTCCCACCTGTCAGTAACGACATACCAACGTCTTCTAACAACTCGGTAGAGAAAGTTGAATCGTCTAGCGAAAGCGATGACCTTTCGTACTTTAGTAAACTAGCTGAAGACGATTCATAATCTATCTCTCTCACTTTCTCAAATAGGGGTGGCCTTCGGGCCACCCTACAATGTTCTCGTTTTGTTCTCATTTTACATACCAAAATAAAGCTTGACAAAAGCCGTATTTTATGATATACTTAAAGTATCAATGGTCATAAGACCTTTAAACTATAAGGAGTATCGTAATGATAACTATAAAAAAAATACTTGAAGTAGAACAAGTATCAAATGCTACATATCAATGGTTATATACCAATCTTTCAGACAAAACAATTGTATCATGTCCAGAATTAATACAAAGGGCATTGATGAAACATAGATGGAATAATAAAGTTATAAAAGATTATTTTGAGTCAAACTTTGTATTCACTGGTGCTTCAAAAGCACAAACTTTTCATATAGTATCTAAAAAATCACTTTTAGACTCATTTGAAGAAGCACATACATTGTGCTTAGATGATGATGAAAAGAATTTTTTACAAGAGTGTATTGACATTATAAACTATTATGAAGACTCTGAATATTTTATTATTGATGGACAAAGTAGAGGTTATTTAGCACATTTACCTTTCTTTAATAGTGAATTTAAGTGGACAATGGATATCACTTTTGTTAACGAAGAAACAGGAGAAGAATATACAAAAAGTGATTTTTTATTTGAAGATTTAACAGAAAATGAAAGAACTGCTTTTCTCTCACAAGAAATAACTGTTTTAAAATACACAAAAGGCACGTTGCAAGATTATGCTACATTAGTTGTAGGTATCAACCAAGGTTTACAATGGGCTGATTCTGAAATGATGTGGACAAAATGGTTTGCAGGATTAAAGTTTGATATTAAAAAAGATATTATTGAAATATTGAACTGGAAAAATCTATTTAAAAATGTTGTAACAGGTACAAGTGAAAAGTATGAATACAATAGGGCAGGTTATGTTTCATTTATATTAGAAACTATACATTTATTAAGAAACCTTAATAATTCATCCAGTAAGTTAAACTTTCCAAGTTCAACAGAAATGTTAAGTTGGTTTGATAAACCTTCCTTGTATGCAAAGAAGGTAGAACTTGATAAGTCAGAATATAAAATGTTAAAATTAATATTAAAACAGGTATCTGATATACAAGAAACAAATGTTAAATTACCTAAATTTGCAAACTTAACAAATTTAGTTATAACGACAATGTTGATACTTAATAAAAATTCAGTTGAGGGTCAGAAAATGTTGAAAGAAACATTTACTACCTATAATGATAAAACTTTTATTAGAGTTGAAAACCCAGTTGAATTTATTAAAAAACTGGCAACAAGTGAGGTAGATGAATATTCTAAAGATATTTACCTAACTGATAGTGAAGGTAAACTTATAACTGATGAACTTGGTAATAATAAGAAAAACTATGATTGTTACCATTATTATGGTTCTAAAAATAAAGGTGACTTTTTAATTAAAAGAAAAAATAATATTTTAAAAAGATTACCAAAAATGTTAAAAGAACTTTATGATAAAAAAATAATATCAGTTTGTACAGATAGAGAATTTATTGACTATCTTGCAGTTTATGACCAAACTAATAAAACAGGTGGTATAAGTGATATGTTTGATAGACCAATTTCTAAAGATGAACTTTTAGATAAAAGTAAATTTCAAAAAGGTCATAATAAATCCTTGAGAAAATCTGGCACAAATGATATTACAAATTTTACATTAGAAGATGGTCAGGTTAATGTAAGAAAACAGGCACAAAACTATTAAAAAGTCTTTAAGTGGTCTTCGGTTAGTATCAGAAATTTCATGTTTCGTTTAATACACCAAGCATACGCCGTTGACCACTTTCTTCTATTTCTCTCATAAGTAACCAACGCATTTTTATAAGTACGAGATTCACGTAAAGGTTTTTTAGGTTTACGTGTTTGTGCTTTAGGTTTAATCTCTACAATAAACTTCTTAAACGTGCCGTCTGATTGTCTAACTTTCATATAGAAATCAGGATAGTATCTATGTGGCCTATTGTCAACTGAACGATAGTAAATTGCTATTTCTTCACTACCCCATTCCATTACAGCCCTAGTTTTATCACAATAAATCATAAAACGTTTCTCCCAACTAGACCTATAAATAATGTTGTTTACATTGCCTTTATATTTCTGTGGGTTGAGTGGTTTGTATATACCTGAATAAGGGCGTTTATCTGGATTCTTCAACTTCTTCATAGAATCTATTTATTATCAACATAAATAGTAGTATGGCAAGTGTATTTGACACAATCAAACAAAGAGCAGGAGATGCTCAAAAATCTGCTACTTGGTATAGAACGCAAGTAAATAAAATAGCGAGTGGCACAACTGCTAAACAATTGTTTAGACAAAACAAACTAAATGGTCGTCCTAGCGTAGGTAGATTGAACTTGTTTGGGTACAACCCTAAATTAAGAAAAACTCTACCTTATTATGACGTGTTCCCATTAGTGTTGCCATTAGAACCAATATCAGGTGGGTTTATGGGTATGAACTTTCACTATTTGCCACCTCTATTGAGATTTAAACTATTAGAACGTATGCAGGCAACAGCGTCTGATGGAAGATTTGATAAGAATACGAGATTTGAAGTTGCCTATGATGATGTAAAGAATGTTAAAATAGTAAAACCAACAATAAAGAAATATTTGTACGCATATGTACAGACAGGTTTTTTAAGAATAAATGCTGACGAGGCTGCAACAGCAATTTATCTACCTGTACAAAGATTTAAAAAGGCGTCTGAAGGACAAGTCTATGCAGATAGTAGGAGATTTATTTAATGTCATTAATTAGTATAGGTAAAAGAATAGGTGACATGGATATACGATTAGGTATACCACCTAGTAAACCACAATTCAATACAGCAGAAACAAATAAAAGATTCTCATACAACAACGTATCATCTAATTACAATTCTGTATTCAATCAATTTAGATCAGGTCTAACAGGTGCTGGTGGGTTGGCTAGACCTACGCAGTTTCTATGTACGATTGATGGACCACAAAGTAAAACATTACCACGTGATTACGTTTATGCTGACCCTACAGGTGGTAAGAAGGCTGCTGCTAGAATGGCAAAGAGTGCTAGATTAGCAGGTGCAATAAAAGAGAATTTACAATTAAGAATGGATCTATTCTGTTCTAACGTATCATTGCCAGGTAAAACAATTACAGATGATGTAAACGAAACATACTATGGTCCTAAAAGAGCGATAGCAAAGAACGTTAGTTTTGAAGAGGTTACATTAGAATTTTATACAAGTGT